ATGCTCAAGTTTGACAATACCTGGCGCTTCGCCTCTCCTGGACCGATCTCTAGTGAAGTTTTAGATGAGTTTTTCGAAATCATTGGTAAGATAGCCCGCTACAGACAGGAAGTATTTGAGCATTTCAAGACCGCTTTTGCTTCTACAAATGGCTCTGTTCCATCAAGAAGCTCCAATGCAAGCTGGGCTCATACTGACCTTCTCAGTTACATGAGGCAAGCCTCTGCAAACGCGCCGCTTTTTATTGAGGCATTTTATGAGGCGTGCGAGAGCTTAGATGATCCTACCCCTGATCACAATATAATCAACGGGGTCTTGGCTAAACACCAAGTCAATTACCGGATTGATCCGCCTGAGCTAAAGTTGCTCCATTCGGGTCAGTCAATTGCGCATCCTCAGGCACCACCATCTCTGGAAGAGAGTGCCCAGGAACTCATACACACTTCATTTTCAGAGTCTCAAAAGATGCTAACTGAGGGCCGTTACCGGCCTGCAGTTCAAGAACTTCTGTGGCTATTAGAAACCGTATCAACTGCGTTTCAAGGCTTACCACAGGCAGACGAGTCCTCTATAAAAAGCAAATACTTCAACAAGATAGTTGAGGAACTGCGCAACAAGAACCAAGGTACCACCTTAAATCAGGTCCTTAGCTGGGTCCAGACATTACACGGCTATCTTTCAGCACCAGCTGGTGGCGGGATTAGGCACGGGATGCACTTAAAAGAGGGCTTCACAATTACTGAAAACGAAGCGCGACTGTATTGCAACTTGATTACAAGCTATATAACTTACCTACTCGCAGAACATGCAAGGCTCAAGTCGTAAAAACTGATTTAGCCATTTCTAGGTAAAAGAAAAGCCTACTGACTTCGGTCGTAGGCTTTTCTTTTTTACCTTCCAACATGGGCATCGAGGTCATCGCACTTGAGGATGAGGCATTTTGGAAGCTGGTGAATACCGTCGTCCAACGCGTGATCGCCGAGCAGGGCGAAAAGGTACTCGACCGCTGGATCGACGGCGACGAGGCCATGCGCATGCTGCGGATCTCGTCTAAGACCACGCTGCAGAAGCTGCGCGACACGGGGGCTATCCGCTACAGCCAACCCGAAAAGAAGATCATCCTCTACGACCGGGAAAGCATCCTGGCCTACATCGAAAAGCACGTCAAAAACACCTTTTAGCGATGGAGCAGGAAGCAACTACGGTCGATAAGCAGTACAAGACGGACTTCAACCTGGGCTATGTGCTGGCCCAGACGCCGGAGACAAACGAGGTGCTGAAAAAGATGATCGAGCAGTCCGGCCCGGAGCGCAGCCAGGCGCTGAAGGCTGGCCGGCGTGAGTTTATGCAGGAAGCCATCGCCGATAAGCAGGTGACGGACGACAAACGGCCGGCGCATTGGTCGGACGGGCGGCGACAGGAGGCTGAGCCGAACGACGACCTGTTTGAGGTCAGGCTGCCCGATGCTTCAGCCCAGCAGAAAACGGATGAGTTTCGGCAGGAAACGCGTGAGCTGGCCGATCCGTCCGAGGAACAAGACGCCCGGCGTATTGCGCGCCAGTTGGAGGCGGAGGAAAACGAGCGTAACCCCAAAGAGGGCTTCACGCCGAGCGATCGCGTGGGTCAAGGCCCTGCCCTATCCGAGGCGCAGAAAAAGGAGGTCGAGGATCACGAAACGTCGCTTCGCGCCAAGAACATTCAGCGCGAAGGCCGGGAAGCCAGCAAGCAGTTATCCCTAGAGCAGGAGCAGGAGCAGAAACCGCGCTCGATCTTTGACCGAAGCCCAAGCAAACAGGACGAGCCTGACCGGCAAAGCAATCTGGAACGGATACGCCAGGCGCTGGACAAAGGCGATAGAGAGCGTGATCAGGAACAGGAGTAATCAGGTACAGGCAATTCATCGCTCGGTACCGGATCATATCCGACGCCATTTGCTTTCAGCCGCCAATAGCGCCCAATACAGGCGCTTCGGGTATAGCCACGGCTGTACTCCTGCCCCAGGTACTCGGCGCAGCGCCTGAAGCTGATGTCAAGGCAGTCCCGCATGAACAGCAGCAGGAAATCCATGTCGGCTGTCCAGCGGGTGTTCTGCATTACTTATCCCCTATCAGCAGAATTTTATTTTCCGCGCTGATGGTTTCCAAGAATTCGTCCGCGATCATCGTTTCTTCCCCGCCAACTTGGTCTGCTTTTCAATCTGCTTGAGCAGATAATCGCGGCGTGGCCCCATGCCGATTTCGCTCAATTCCTTGATTTGATCGGGCGTGGCATAGCCATAGCTAGGGTGCTTTACGAGCTTCTTTTCTTCGACCAACTGCGACATAGCAGCAATAATCCTTTCCCGGTTCTTATCGCGTGGCACTGCTTCGCAGCGCAGCCACTTCATAAATGATTTACGCTTGAAATCGTAGTCCTCACAGATGGCGTTGATAGATAGCCCGCACCCATCAACAATATCCCACCAGTCAGATTGAAAATCAATGGATAACGCCTCGGTCATTTCACACCTGCCGCAACTAACAGTAGCACGAAGGCTACCACCGATCCCAGCATACAGATTAAGCCACAAATGTCTTTAAGGGTTTCGCGGATCATGGTTTCCTCCTTAGATCACGTCGTGTTGAAGAAATGCGTCAAGGTCACGGTTAAGCTGTTTGAAGGTGTCTCCGGCCTTCGTGCCCTCTTTGATGTCCCGGCGCGACGCCACACCGCATAGCTGCCGCATGGCGTCAGCGCCGTCTTTGAAGTTGTGGCCACGGTATTTGGCGTTGACAAACTCCATCCACCGCACTCCCTGGCACATGATAGCGGCCTGCTGCGTCAGGGTGTCTGCGGCTTCGGGGGCTTCGTCCTGCGCCTCGGCGATGTCGTCCGGGTCTACCATGACCACCTGAAACACCTTCCCCATCGGCGCCATCAGCAAGCGCGGATCGACATCATCGGGGTGGATGTTCAGGCTGATGGTCACGGATCCGTCCTGCGTCTGCCGGAGCGCGTGCTTCTTGGCCTCAAACTGGATGTGCACCGTCACTGCCGGATAACCAGGAAGGGCTTACCGCGCTCAAGCACGGCATAGTTCAGCTCTTTGCCCGCCTGTAGGTCGCGCTTGATAGCGTCCTTGTCGGCTTTGTATTCGACCTTCCGGTATTCTTCAGGCAGCAGCTCGGCCGGGCAGCTTACCGTCAGGCTCAACACCCCTTCCTGAATACGGGCGCTACCGGCCACAGTCTTGATGGGCTTGCCGGCCATCTGTACCAGGGTGTAGATACCGAGCTTGCGGTATTCCTCCTTGCGCTCAAACACTTTGGCGCGGTCAGCGTAGCGCTGGGCCAGCTCCCTGGCCGCTTTCGCGTTGGCTTTGTCCTCGGCGGCGCGCTCGATCAAGTAGTTCGCCCACCATTCCTGGCTGTTTTCGATGTTGTCGATTTCGACTTCATCATCGTCCATGATCTCGCCCAATTGCTCGTCCAGCTTATCGTCCAGATTGCGCATACGGGCTAATAGTTCTGAATATTTCACGTTGTATCTCCCTAAAACATGCGGTCGATAATCTCGACCAAGTATGCTGCGTTGACCTTTTCAGGATCTTTGTCTTTTAGCTTGCTGACAACTTCGACAAAATAGGCAACATCAACACCTGTCAGTTGATCCTCTAATACTGCATGGTCAGTAAGGTCAAGCTCTGATACTTGCATGATCATTTTCAGTATCTGGCCGGCGTTAATCTGCCAACCCCTGCGAATGAATTTGCGCATCCGAAAAACCGAGCAAAGCGGATACTTGCTGCCTACATAGCGTAGTTCCTTCGCAAGAATTGCCTCTAATGCCTCTTGATGCAGCGTTACTTTATTTTCCCAAGATGTCCAATAATTGGTGCAATGGACGTAGTCATAGTTTTTATGAATTTCTTCGGGTTCACCGAAGAACCTCAATATAATTTGCACCTGATTAGCTAACGTTATTGCATTAGTTGACATGAAAACCGGCCGGTATCTAGGTTTACCGTCATCCCGTGCTTCCAATGCCCTTAATTCAGTTTCTTGATAAGCGTCTTCGATCGCGCCAGGGTCTTGCATCACCTCGCTGATGTAGCCTGCTGCATCTCCACCACCCTCAAAGTATTCATAGTCTTTGGTAGTTCCATCCTCGCTGGCAATACCGGCGCTCTTAATAACTATTTTAACCCGATCATCAGTTTCATCCACATAAATAGGACAGTCGATGCCGCTCTTATTTTTTACACTAAAGCGAGCTACATAATATTTAGCGACTGCTAAAGCTGTTTTCCTGTTTCTAAAATAAAGATCGTAGTCGTTTACATCTTCGTTGAGAAGCATAGAAGTAATGCTACCTCCTGTAATAATGGTGTTTTTCTCCACCATAGACTTAACATCTTCATCCTCGATGGAATTGACAAAGTCATTAAACTTCTTGGACAGAATGGCATTTATAGTTTTGCGTTTCATTTAGATAACTCCGAGACTAACAATAAGTGATACAGGAACGATAAGCGCTGAAACCCAAGCAAAAGGAATTTCGTCGTCAAGATCATCGGCGAAAGCGCTAGGCTGCTGTGCCCGATTTGATGTGTCACGGCGGCGCTGGCCACTGTCTGAAGCCGTATCGTTGTCCTGCCTACTGTCCAGCAAAACGATCTCGCCGGCAAAAGGCTTTAAAACCACCTCGGTACTGTAGCGCTCAGCCCCGTTGTTGTCGGTCCACTTGCGGGTCTGCAACTGGCCTTCGAGATACAGCTTGGAGCCTTTCTTGACGAAGCGTTCGATCACGCCGACCAGCGCCTCATTGGTCACAGAAACGTTGTGCCACTCGGTCTTTTCCTTGCGCTCGCCGGTGGCTTTGTCTTTCCAGCTTTCCGAGGTGGCTACGCTGAAATTGGCGTAGCGGCCACCGCTTTGAAAGCTGCGGATTTCTGGGTCTTTGCCGACCCGCCCGATAAGGGTTACTTTATTGACTGATGACATCGGTTACTCCATTCCGATAGCTGATTTATATAACTCAAGAATTTCTTCCTGCTCCTGCCGCTTCTGGCGATCCATCTTGCGCAACTTGATCACCTGGCGTATTGCCTTGGTATCAAGCCCAGCGCTATTGCACTCAGCATACACGTCGCGGATGTCCTCGGCGATGCCAGACTTTTCCTCTTCAAGACGCTCGATGCGCTCGATGTACTGGCGCAAGCGCTCACCGGCTACGCCGCCGATATTGGTTGCGGTGGACATTATTTGCTCTCTTTCTTGGTTTTTGCCGCTTTGACGGCGTTGATGATCTCTTTGTAGGCTGCTTCGTCACCAAACCTTTGACACTCGGCTTTTGCCTGGTCCTTGATAGCCTTCAATTTTTCGGGCGTATCAGCTTCAAGGAGCATCTTGACGATGAACTCCTTGCGCTCAGCTGTCAGCTTCTCGGGCGGCACCTTCGGAGCGACATCATGTGTTGTCGCGTCGGCATCATTGTCGCCCTCAGTCGGGATGCAAAATGTCTGAAAGGCAGCGTATTTATAGGCGGCGCTCATAGCTTTGTTGGTGGCCTTGTCAGCGCTGTCCATTGCTTCGCCATAGGTCGATACTGTATGCTTCGATCCATCGACGGCGCTGACAAAGTCGAATTCTGCCTTCACGGTGACGTAAAAAATCACCCCTCCATTTTTGCTTTGCCGCTCAACACACTCGCGCTCGGTCATCCGAGGCAGGATAACCAACTTGTGCTTAGACAATACCGGAGACAAGGCATTCAACACCTCGTCAATGCCTCGGAATGAATAGCCCTGCTGCTGATTTTTACGCCCTTTGGCAATGCCCTCCTTGGACATTTCCGCTGTAACATCGGCAATAGCCTTGTAAACGTGATTTTCTCCTGACATCAACGGTCTCCATATACCTGTGTGATAAATTCCTGCTCTTGACGAGCAATGATTGCTTCCTCTTTCATCGCCAGCGTTCTCAAAAAGCCCGTAGCTGTCTGACAATCTTCCTTGCCCTCGATTGCTTTGATGCAGTCGTAAATGGCTTCTAATCGTCCCGACATCACGCGCTCCTGTTCGCTGTTGATGATTGACATTCGCACGAAATGCGACGCGGGTCAACAACTATTTTCGCACGAAACGATAATTATTTGCTTGCAATCCGTGCCTGGTTGTGCCAACCATTAAGGCATGAAATTGAAAGACTGGCTCTCGGATAAAAGCATTGAAGCGTTCGCCAAGGATTGCGGCGTCCACCCGTCAACGGCATACCGCTGGCTGTCGGGCGACTGCGTACCGCATCCGAAGCAGATCAGGAAAATCAAGGAAGTCACCGCCGACGCTGTGACGGTGCTGGATTTCTACCCTGATTAAGCTGGTCCTCCCCTTCCCGCCGAGCATCCTGCGCCCCAATGACCGCAGCCATTGGGCTAAGAAAAACCCACATAAAAACGCTTTGAAGCTGGCCTGCCGCCAGATCGCTGCGGCGCAGCCGGTGAGCTTTCCCGCCGGTTGCATTGCTCTGTGCGTCACATTCTACCCGCCGAACAACCGCTGGGATTTCGATGCTCAGGTGAGCGCCTGCAAGGCACTGTTCGACGGAATAGCCGATGCCTGGGGTGTAAATGACCGCCGCTTCCGGCCCATGATGGTGTTCGAGAATGCGGACAAGCACAATCCGCGGGTCGAGATCACGCTATACCCCGAAAATAATTCTTGACAGCCATCGCCCAGCTGTGCATTGCTGACAACGAGCGGTGGGCCTAAGAGACCCTTTATCAGTTGTTCGCACGGCTGGACGCGTATTTCTCTCTAGTGCGAAGCGAAAGCGCGAGTACAAATGTCAGGTTGGTTGAAGCTACACCGAAAGATGGCTGAAAGCGATTTATGGCTTTCGGAGCCGTTTACCCGTGGGCAGGCATGGGTCGATCTTATTCTCCTCGCAAACTTCAAAGACGGTTTTATCCGGGTGGCCGGACAGCGGATCACAGTGAAGCGTGGTCAGTGTGGCTGGTCCCAAGTCCGGCTCGCTCAGCGCTGGAAGTGGTCGAGAGGCAAGACCGAGCGGTTTATAAATGAGTTGCAGGAAGATGGAAATATCATCGTGGAAACGAGCAACAGAAACAGCACTATAACTATCTGTAAATACGAAGAATATCAGACTGGCGAGACAGCAGACGAGACACCTGATAATACATCAGACGAGCAGCAGACAGGCAGCAGACAGGGCACTAATAAAGAAGGTAATAAGGATAAGAAGGTTAAGAACCTTATAGATATACCCGCGTGGCTGCCGGCCGACGACTGGCGGGACTTCTGCCGGATGCGCGGCGCCAAGTTTACCGCCCGCGCCAAGCAACTCATCATCATCAAGCTGGACACCCTACGGCAGCAAGGCCATCAGCCGGCAGCCGTGCTGCAGCAATCCATCGAGCGCGGCTGGACGGGTGTATTTGAAATCAAAGGAGGCTACAATGGAAACCGTCAAAACCACTATCAACAAGGTGCTGGCCGACCTGGCGGCTCTGCCGGAGAACCGAACGGAAACGGCTATGGTGGCCGCAAGTCACAGACCGATATTGCCCGAGAAATCACCGAAAAAATCAAGCTCGATCGTGCAGCCCGCTGGAAAGCAAACGGCGGCAGGAACCCCGATCAAGAATTGCTTGACCAGCCAAGACCAGTTATCGGACTTGCTCACTCAGACCTACACGATGCTGAGGAAATACGGTGAAGCAGCCGACGTCACGGCTGTGCGTGATGCCGGTTTTCAATGGATGCTAGGCGAGTACAACATCGACCAGGTGCGCAACGCCTTCCGTCAGTACCTGAAAACCGGCAAGGAGATACCGACGCCGGCCGACATCGTCGAGATACTGGATCCTTCGGTTAAGCCGATGTGTGGGCGAGTGTATCAGCGGCTGGTTGAACGATCAAGGGAGGGCCCTTTTGCGCTTACTCTGGCCGAGCAGGATTATATGGACAGGTACGAGCAGCAGCAAATAAAAACAGCCCCTTGACCAGGTCCTGGGGCTGTTTCAGATCAAGTGGGGCTACTGATTTATGTCTACGGCAACGCTCTGCAAGACATCAAGCTTTTCTATGATGCTTTCCTTAAGAGCATTTGCCCTTTTGTAACGTTCAGCAATTTCTTTCTGTCGCTTCAATGAAAAATTACCTTTTTCATCAAGCGGCACCTTTATTTCTACGATACTCCGCATGTTTTCCAAGCTTGATCGAAACACGCGATCAAAACCATACTCCAGCCTGGTAGCTTGCAGGTAGTAGTAAACGTACTCTGCATCTAAGTCGGGAACATTGATTAAAGCTCTTCCACAGTGATCTGTCGTTGCGAAAACGACATTTTCAGGAATTATATTATAAAAAAAGAGTGTGTTATCAATTCCCCAAAGGATTGATGGTCTATCAAAATCAGAGAGGTTGGATTCAGCAATGTAGCTTATTGGCACCTTTACATTGGCGCTATAAGCCGGTACACCCTCGCCCAATCCATCCTTTATCAGCACCCGGTCGCCGATAGAAAGCGTGAAATACTGCGTGTCTCCAAGGTTGATTGTTTTGCTAGGCTCATTGACCTCAATCACAATTTCTGCGTCGTCAAGTTGCTCGACTTGCTTCTTCATCGAGTCTTGAAGAGCGAGTATCTGCTTGATCTTTTCGCCTTTCTCGTGGATGGCGTCGTGGTCTATGTTGTCCTCTTCATTAACCGGCAGAGTGATGATCGAGTTGGCCACAACCTCTGGGCCGACCTTAGTGTACTCGTTCTTTTTACCGTCAACGACCCTACCGACAGCTTGCCCGATCAGAACAGGTTGCAGGAAATATTTGATGTAATCCAGGTTGGGATGATCCTCATTAACCGGAATAAGAATGCCGCGGTCACCGTTGATTGAAAACTTCCCTGATTTGATCTGAATACGGCCACCATAGCCATTGGCAGTCCATGTCAAATAGGTCCCATCGTAATCGTAATGGTCGATGTAGCAAAGTGGCGCCTCTAAGGCTGCAGAATACACGGGGTACTCACCCGGATGCTTATCTGCATAGCCACGGGTGTATTTGCTTTTTCCGCGTGTTGGGGTGAAAAGCTCCTCTACCGCGAAATTTTTAAGAGTTGCCATTGTAAGTCGTCAAAAACTTTTGGATCTCGTCATTTGCTTCTTTAGCCAATGCAAGGAAGCCAGCCTCATCAACCTCGACCCGCTCATCAACAATACCGAGCGCCTTTTTTTCGTCTTTCGTCCAGAGACGGTCGATCAGCCAATTTTTGCTGTTTTTGAAAACATCAAAATCGAAAACTTTGCAACGTGGAGATGATGAAACAAAGGTCTTCCGTGTCGCATTGAACTGTCGGAATAGCATTTCCATTTCCGTCAAATCATTGTCTTTAATTGGCACCCGTCTAGCATCTCGTGATTCGCCAATCTCGGAAACCAAGTATGTAAATACAGGTTCCTCTTGAATGTCGGATTTCGACTCCTTTTTATTTATAACAAGAATATATGTTTTCTTGGGTGTTGAATAGAAAGTACGGCTTGGCAAAGCGACGACCCCTCTAATGAAACAGTTTTCTGTCAGGTAGTTGAGAATAGATGCTTGGTTAAGCAAACCATCAGGAATAATAACCAATGCTTCACCATCTACTTTCAGGTTATTAACGATCCATTGAATAGCCAAGGCTTCCGTACCACGACCTAATGGCAGGAATTTATTTGCACCACCAAACTCGATTGAATTTTTAAGACTTGCTGATCCGCTCGTTACATAGGGAGGATTAGTCAATATCAGATCATATGGCTCATCGTCGTGACGGCCGAATGTTCCCAGATTAGACCTCAGCAATTCAAAAACAGCATTAAATGCTTTTTCAGAAAACTCCTTGAGGTGAGCCTCGCTGTTGTATTGCGCCAGCAGGTCAGAGAAATAAATGAGCATATTGGCCTTGGCCAATATAATTGTACGCTCATCTTCTTTTTCGTCAGAACCTTTGTCGTACCCCTTTAGAATAATTTTAGGCTCAATTTTGCCGTTACTCGGCGTATATTGATTGAAAATATTCTTGTTTTCGACTATTGTTTCCAAAACAAAGCCGCCCACACCGCAAAATGGATCGCAGATCCTGGCGCCGTCCTTGAGTGACGATGCGCTGGACATTTTAACGACTGCCTGCACAACATTTCGCGGGGTAAAATATTGGCCTAGCGATTTTACGCCTGCCTCCTGACGCAAGAACGACTCATACAGACGGGTCTTAAACTCCCGGTTGATATGGCGCATGGAGCCATGCTTGTCATCGAAGTTCTGGAACAGCTGAATGACCTCGGCAAAAAGACTTGCCTGCGAGGTGTTGGGGTCGCCCTGCTCGTTGACGAAGATAGTGCCGTTGATAACGGTGGTATTGTCCGTGCCTGGAGGGAAAAGAGCCTTAATCTTCTTCCTTGAAATATTGGCATAGTGGTTTAGCGCATCGACCGGACCATCCTTGATGATCAGATCAAGAACACGCTGAAAACCATAATTTCCAATCAAAACGCCTGTATCGCTGAGAAATTTAAAGAGAAATATCTCAACGACATTATACAAACATTTTTCAGGCTCTTTACCGGTATTAATCCAAATTTTTTGCCAAACAGTTCGTGCTAATCCGCTCGGATCGATAACATTGAGCGGGGTGATATGATTATTTGTTTCGTTAATACAGAACGCGGCCTGCTCAATTAACGAGGAAATCTTGTTCGCCTTCTCTAGCGAAAGCGTTTTACCTTCGATCGCTTTAGGATCAAATAGTAAGCTTATATCGTGACCTGTCTCATCCTTTATATATTCTTTTGTGTGTGGATTGATCCAGTATGAATTTTTTCCATCCGTAATAATCAACACATTGCAAACAGCTTTGGCAATTTGGCTGTAATGATCAATAACAGATGGCAGTTCTTTTGCCACTAATTCCTTTGGCTGCTTAACCTCAATTACAGCCTTTATCCCACCGCTGGGAAGAAAAACAATACCATCGGGTTTGCGGGCTTCGTCAGCAATATCAAGTTTGCCTTGAATATATTTACTGCGCTTTAATTGACTTAATCGAGTTGAGCCGAGCCGGATATATCCGTAGTGACCAATTTGATGTGTCGCCGATTGAACTAAATCCTCGCTCATGTCGCGTTTTGCAAGCTGCTTTTTGTAAAACAATGGCATTTTATATATGCCATCCTTGGGGCTACATAGCCACAATCGCAAACTTACTAAATAGTTTAGTAGCTAATCCAGCCCCTTTGAAAATAGCTCGTAACTGCATAGCGCACAGCGAATTCCCCCCTTAGAAGGAACGCCCCAACAGCAAAGGCATTACCTATATTCGCTGGGCATCCATCTGGCTTGCCCCTCCGTCGCTGCCAATCAGACCGCCTACGTGGCCTTTGAATAAAACGCGATCTCCCCTCCCTCTTACTCCTAAGCTTGAGGTGGCACCTGATCGCCCCCAAACCTTAGATTGCCCGAAACAATTGGCTTACCAGCAATCTCCGACATGAACCTATCCAGTCGTTGCTCGATAACAATGCCTTTGCCTGGCTCCCCCTCAGTGGCAGGTACGGCTGAGTGTTCAGCTCTCCTGCGCCATGTATCCGGATCACCATCAAACTGCAACGTCTGCTGTACTGGCGCGGGGGCAATGTCGGGCATCTTCACTACGTCGATCTGCCCAGCTGCGAATTTCTTCAGGTCCTTATCGTCGGAGTAGATCTTGCTGACGCGGTTAGTGATTGCCATCGCCACCAGCATGCAGTCATACTTGATCTTTTGCTTGGGGACCTTATGCTCGTTACGGTATTCGATTAGCTCTTGATCGTTAAATGAGTGATACAGCAGCTCGGCGCACTTCTCAGCAGCCAGCTCGTCAAAAGGCCGGACCTGGAACCGCTTATCGAAAAAGCGCTTGATCTCTACCTGCTGATCAGGGGGCACGCAAGACAGCAACTCGGCCATCTGCGGGACTGGCAACAGGAGCTTGCTTTTCTCGTCATCCAGAAACTGTATGAAGCGCTGGGCTGGGCCAATGCGGAACTCTTGCCCCTCAGAAGCCATGCCCTTGATGCCCCATATGAAGATCTGACTGTCGATCATTACAAGCTTACCCATAGCGTCTAGTCGAGATAAAGGCTTTTAGTGTTGGTTGCCTCTAAACTGCCGCCAAACAGTTTGCCGAGCTGATTGAATGTGTCGGTCAAGGGTGCCTGCTCAATGAAAATCAAACGCTCTGGGCGAAAATCAACCACTTTGTAGGTTTTCCGGTGCCAGCGTGCGTTTCCTGTCATGCCGACTTCCTTGTACAGGTTGCTAGCCAACTTGATGGCTATCTCGCGCTGCACGTCAAAGCTGACAGTATAGTCGTCGTCAATCTTGAGCGTTACACGCGGATTGTCACCGCCGGCCTTCAATACCTGACCATAAATCGTGGTATCGCCGCGCAGGAACTCTTGCTCTGAGATGTTGATCTCCGTGTCCTTGTCGAAGCTGGCAACGCGTTCGCCATCCTGGATCCATACCCCATCGCACTCATGGCGCCGAGCGAACTTGGTAATCTTCTTTAGGTCCTCGATCGCGCCCGAAGGCAGACCCGAGTAAGCATTGTTGGAAAACGAGGTTGTGATAGCCAGCAACGCCGGGAACACATATTCCCTCGCCTTATTGGCCAGGCACTTGAGGCTAAGGCTTTGATCCTTGATTTCCTCGAAGCTGATAAACACCTCCGTGTCACTGACACTGGCGTGCTGCTGCTTCATCACCGACATGATGGCCCCTTCAAAGCTCATGATAAGCTCTGCCACTTCGCTGGCTTTCACTTTCGAGGGCTTGATGCCATTGCCCTCGAATTTCAGCTCGATGATGTGTGCCTGGGGTTCCATTGACGCGCAATCTATTAATTAAACCTTATACGGCAATAGTGGATGTAATAGGCGCTAACTGCCTAGAACGCAGACACAATGATGACCATTGTGTTTGTTTTCAGCAAATTATCCCTTGACATATCCCGCCGTTCACTTGCTATGCTGATGCTTTCCGTCCTCACAGAAAGGATCATGCATGTCCATCACCGCCAACTGGCTCAACAACCGTCAGCACCTCACGGGCCTGGACTACTCCCCTATCGCCGATCAGCTCGAACAGGTCGAGGCCGCACGCAATCCGAATGACACGGCCAGCAATCAGCGCTTCCTGCGCAACTTGTTCGCTGTTACCGACCGGCACGAGGCCGGCAAGCAGCTGCCGATCCCATACGGTCGGCTGCGTCGGTAAAATCCCCTTGCACTGCCTGGTGGCTGTGGTATCATCAAAGCGTGCCACGCCGCCCGTCTTGGGGGTCGCGCCTATCGACCCGGCATACCAAGTCCCTATCGACAAGGCCGGTCGTGGCCGCCAATGACACGGAGCAATAGGGACGAATAGGCAGTTTTTTGAGGTGATATGTGCCGGCCAAGAAGAAAAAGCCAGCGAAAAGCAAACTGAAACGCGGTCGGCCAAGCCTGTATCTGCCTGAGTACGCTGAGCAAGCCCGCAAGCTGTGTCTGCTGGGCCTGACCAATGACGAGCTGGCCGAGTTCTTCGGCGTCAACGTCGATACCATCCACGAGTGGAAGAAGCGTCACCAAGATTTTTCCGACGCCATATGTGCGGGCAAGCTCAAAGCTGACGCCGACGTGGCCGCCAAGCTCCACGAACGAGCGATGGGCGCGGAATGGGTCGAGGACCAGGCGTTCAAGATCAAGACCGTCGAATATGCAGGCAACGGTCGCAAAATCAGCGAGAGAGAAGAAATTCAGGTCGTGCCCGTGCGCCGTGCGGCGCCACCCGATACCCCCGCCCTGTCGCTGTGGCTGCGCAACCGTCAGCCGGCCAAGTGGCGCGACAAACCGGAGCCGGCCGATGATGACAACAAGGCCCAACCCGAGCCCGTGACGCTGAAAGAGGTGGACGGAAGGAAGCCGGGTGCCGAACCTCAATAGGCCGCAATTCGAGTTCATCCGCCTGCCGCACAAGTTCAAGGCTTTCGTGGCAGGCTTCGGCTCGGGCAAAACGTGGGTGGGCTGCACCGACCTGTGCAAGCACGCGATGGAGTTCCCCGGCATCAACTCCGGCTATTTCGCGCCGACCTACGGCCAGATCCGGGACATCTTCTACCCGACGATCGAGGAAGTCGCCGCCGAGTGGGGCCTGACCACCAAAATCCACCTCAGCAACAAGGAAGTCGCCCTGTACTCGGGCAAGAAGTACCGCGGCACCATTCTGTGCCGGTCGATGGAAAAGCCCGGCGACATCGTGGGCTTCAAGATCGGCAAGGCGCTGATTGACGAGCTGGACGTGATGAAGATCGACAAGGCGGAAACCGCCTGGCGCAAGATCATCGCCCGGATGCGCTACAATGTGCCAGGGCTGGTCAACGGCATTTCCGTCACCACGACGCCCGAGGGCTTCAAATTCGTCTACAACCAGTTCGTCAAGCAGCTGCGCGAAAAGCCAGCGCTTCGTGACCTGTACGGCATGGTGCAGGCCAGCACCTACGACAACGCCATCAACCTGCCGGACGATTACATTTCCTCGCTGTTCGCCTCCTACCCGCCACAGCTGATCGATGCCTACCTGCGCGGCCAATTCGTCAACCTGGCTTCCGGCTCGGTATATGCCAGCTTCGACCGGCGCCTGAACCATACCAACGACACCATGCGCCCGCGTGAGCCGCTGCACATAGGCATGGACTTCAACGTGCTGAACATGACGGCCATCATCAACGTGATCCGCGACGGCTGGCCTCGCACCGTAGGCGAATTGACCGGCGTGCGCGATACGCCAACAATGGCGCGGATGCTGCGGGAGCGCTACCCGGACCACAGCATGACCGTGTACCCCGACGCCAGCGGCCAGGCGCATAAGTCGGTGAACGCCTCGGAAAGCGACCTGTCCATCCTGCGCCAGAACCGGTTCACCGTCATCGTCAACAGCACCAATCCGGCCGTAAAGGATCGGGTCAACGCTATGAACGCTATGATCCTGAACGGTGAGGGCGAACGCCGCTGGTTGGTCAACACCGATCAGTGCCCGCGCCTGACGGAGGCGTTGGAGCAGCAGGCCTACGACAAGAACGGCGAGCCGGACAAAAGCACCGGCCACGACCACCCGCCTGATGCCCAGGGCTATTTCATCAATCAGCGGTACCCGATCCGTGGGCGTGGCGTCCAAAGAGCCGTCTTGCACGGGGTTTAAAACTGGGGCATACTGGCCGCATAACAGCATGAGGTCCATCTTGGCACGCAGTCGATACTTTCCGTTCGTCCTCTTTCCTGCCAAGGGTAAGGCTGCCTCGTCCGATAATGCCGGATCGTCGGGGTTGTCAGCGGAACAGCTTGCGGCGCTGGACCTCAAGCCGTCCGCCGATTACAATTACCCGACAAATAGCGCTGATTACGCAATCCCGGCTGGGTTTGCGTCTTTTCCGTCGTCCGGCTGGATCGTGCAGCGCTTTGCCATTACGACCATCTCGACGCTGCAGGCGCTGTTTGCCCTGCACAGCGGCAATGGCAACAACGTGTTCGGTGTGCGCTTCTCGAACACCACCAACCGACCCCTGTTCTATGTGCGCGCCAACAACGTGGACATCTCGACCGCGCAGTTTGCCACGCCGAATATTACGCTGCCGATCGTCGCCAATATCGCTCAGGCGTATGGTGTCACCTGGCAGGTCAATGGCTCGGCGCTGACCCTGCGGGTCTACTGGCACGGTCAGGTGTACGAGATCACGACGACGCTGCCGGCCTTCTCGGCCGCGTTCACCTCGCTGCGGATCGGGGCGCGTAACAGCGGCTCTGACCCATTGCAAGGCCGGGTGGCCTCGTTCCAGCTAGGCTCGGGCGCGTTCCTGACGCCTGCGCAGTTGAGCCTGTTATGTACGAGGCCACAGGTAACGACCGTGGCCACGGCAGGGCAATCCAATATCGGCAAGTGGGTCGTGGGCGGCACCGATAATGGCGGCAATCCCGATGGACGTAATGCGTATCTCGCGGCCTGCGCCAATAGCGCAACGCGTATCGTGACCTATCTGGGCGGCGCTATCGGTGGCGCGGCGCTTATGAAATCGACCGTATCGGCGGGCGAAACCAACTACTGGTGGGATGACACCACCCACACGCCCGGCCCGAACGCCCTGGCCTTGTCCGAGATCATTGTCCGTTATGGCCGTCAGGTTGATGAGTTTATCTGGGATCAGGGTGAGGGAGAAGGTCACGCGATCAATAACCCCTCACGTCCGCTGATTACCTCGGCGACCTACAAAGACTGCTTGATGCGGTTGTTCCGCTACCTGTTGTCGCTTAGCCCGACTGCCGAGATCAGCATCGGTAAGTTGGGTATCCGGACGGATGGCACCTACACCAACATCGGAGGTATTCAAGCCATCGTTGACATTCAAAATGAGGTCATCGCCGAAAACGTGTGGTGCCGCATGTCGCATGAGCGCTATGACCTGCCGCTGTTCAGCGATGGCGTTCACTACCCGAAAGCCCAATACGAAATCATGGCCCAACGTGCGGCGCGCCAACGCGACCGGCACATGGGCGCGGCAATTACGGCAACCAGCGGCCCGCGCTTCTCAGCCACACGCTCGGGCGCAACGCTGACGATCAACCTGACCCACGATGGCGCCACAGATTTTACCGGCAACGGCGAGGGGTTCTATTACATGGGCGCCAATGGGCAGCAGGTCGCCTTGAGCGGCTTTACCAAGGTAAACGGCAGCCAGATCACCATGACCCTGGCATCCGCTGTGGCGGGGACGCTGTATTACATCTATGACAACCAGCCCGTGACGTTGGCTAACGTCATCCGGGATAACAGCGCCTACACGCTTCCCATGCGTCGTGGCAAAGTGAGTGTCGCCTAATGGCCCTTGATCCGACCGTCCAGCACCCCGATTACATCGAGTACCAACCCGTCTGGAAGAAATGCCGAGACGCCAAGCAAGGGCAGCGCGCCATTCACAAGGGCGGTCCGCTCTATCTGCCGAAGCTTGCCGGTCAGGAAGATGCCAATTACCTGAAATACGTCAAGCGCGGCAATTTCTTCAACGCCACTGGCCGCACGATCGAGGCCATGATCGGCCTCGTGATGCGCAAGCCAATGACCGTGACGGTGCCGCCAATAATGGAACCGTGGATGAATGACATCACGCTCTCCGATGAGACGCTGACCGATTTCGCCGAAGGCTGCCTGGCCGAAGTGCTGACAGTGGCACGAGGAGGCATCTTTGTGGATATGCCGGAGGCGAGCGATGGGGTAACGGTCGCGCAGGTCGAGGCCCAGAACATTAGGCCCTATCTCGTGCAGTACCAAGCCGAAAGCATCCTCTATTGGAAAATGGGCCGGATCAATAACCGGTATCAACTCATTGAGGTCCGTCTGTCCGAATGGTACGAGCGCCCGGATGGAGAGAAGGCCCAGCAGGTGCGTCAGCTGCTGTTGAGCGATGGGATCTATTCGCAGGCCATCTGGCAACGTCCGACGGATGGCGCAGAATGGGCGGTTGTTCAGTCGATCACGCCTCTGAAGGCTGGCACACCCTTCTCGGAAATCCCATTTTATGCGCTTTCGGCCCGCAAACCGACGATGGATGTCGTCACCCCGCCGATCGAAGCGCTGGTTGATGTCAACATCGCGCATTACCAAAACAGCGCCGACCTGGAAAACGGCGCGCACATCGCCGGGCAGCCGACGCCGTGGGTCGCCGGCCTGCAGGCCGAGTTTGATCAAAGCGGCAACGCAGTGGAAAAGGCGATTTACATTGGCAGTTCCACGTTCCTGACGTTCGCCGACCCCAATACCAAAGTAGGCTTCCTGCAGTGCGGCTCCGAGGGCTTTGCGACGCTGGAAAAGCTCATGGATCGCAAGCAGGAGCAGATGGCGGCGCTGGGCGCACGCATGTTGGCGCCGGAGAAGAAAGACGCAGAGGCCGCACAAACACACGAGATCAAGCGCGGCGGGGAAAGCAGCATCTTGTCGGCCACCTGTGGGGTGGTCGAGCGTCAGTTGGAAAAGGCGCTGCAGTTCGCCGCGGAGTGGATGGGCATTGCCGGGGAAATTTCCGTAGAGCTGAACCGGGACTTCTTCCCACCCAATTTCACGGGCGCGGATTTGACGGCCTGGGTCGCGGCGCGGCAAGCGGGCGAAATCTCCAAGGAGACACTGTTTGGGGTGTTAAAAGCGGCCGAGTGGTTGCCAGACGATCGCACGTTTGAGCAAGAGCAAGACGCTATCAAGGAAGATGGGCCACCGCTGGGGACGCTGACCGATAAACCTCCTGCCGAGTGAGGGCTTGATGTCAGAAGCGCCCATCTGCACGAAAATCAGCTATGAAACCCGTCAGCAGGCGCAAAAGCGGGCCAATGGCATCATGCGTCGCAGCCATAAAATCGCGGTCGTGTATCTGTGTCCGAATTGCGACTATTTCCATCTGACCTCACAGCGTCATGACGCGCCGGACCGCAAAGGCAAAAGGCGCAGGAAATGACCACCATCAATGAACGCATCCTGGAAGCCCAGATCAAGCATTCCGTGTTCTTGGAGCGCTACAAGGGCGGCGTACTGCGCAAGATCATCGGCCTGCTCAATGACAGCGAAGCTGATCTGATCGAGCTGATTGCTGGTCGGCTGGCGGGGATTGAGCAACGCGGCTTTGATCTTGGACCCGCCTCTACCAAGCGCCTGCAGAAACTGCTGGATGAGATCGTCGCCAAGCGCGGCGAGGTGTATTCGGTGCTGGAAAGCCGTATGACCGATGAGCTGACAGAGTTCAGCCAGTACGAGGCTGATTTTCAGGTTCGCTTGGCCGCCAACGCGGGCGTGACGCACACGCTGGCCCTGCCGAGCAATGCGCAGCTTAAGGCCATCGTGACGAGCCAACCGTTCCAGGGCCGTTTGCTGCGCGACTTCGCCCAGAGCCTTGGACAGGACGAAGTGAAGCGCATCCACTCAGCCATCCGGCTGGGCATCACGCAGAACGAAACCACCGACCAGATTGTGCGCCGCATCCGGGGCACCAGAGCGCGGCAGTACCAGGACGGCATCTTGGAGATCAGCCGACGCGATGCCGAGGCTGTGACCCGTACCGCCGTGGCGCATGTGCAAAACCGCGCCCGAATGGAAGTGTACCAGGCCAACGCCGACATCGTTGATCAGGTGCAGTACGTGGCGACGCTGGACAGCCGCACGACGCTTATTTGTGCCAGCCGCGACGGCAAGGTGTACGTGCTGGGCAAGGCCCCCGTGCTGCCGGCGCATTTCCGCTGCCGGTCGATCCTGGTGGCATATTTCGAGGATGATGAGCGCGGCGACCGGGCTTCAATTATAGGCCCCGTTCCGTCGCAGACCACCTTTGCCGACTTCTTGAAAAAGCAGTCCATCGCGTTTCAGGAGGATGTGCTGGGTGTCGAGCGCGCCCGCCTGTTCCGCGCTGGGACGCCGCTGGACAAGTTCGTTGACAAATCCGGCCGCACCTATACACTGGCAGAACTGCGGAAACGCGAAACCTAACCCGAGAGGTGATGAATGAAATTGAAATCTGTAATCGACACGCTCGATGGCGTCGATGAAGCCCTGAAAGCCGCCTACACCGAAAAGGACGGCAAGTTTTACCTGAACGTCGAGGGCATCGACAGTCACCCTGAGGTGGTCGGGTTGAAGAAGTCGCTTACCACAGTGCGCGACGAGAAAAAGGCGGCTGATGCCCGTGCGGCAGCGGCAGAAGATCGCCTGGCTGGTCTGCCGGATGATTTCACGGTTGAGGAATATAACCGCCTCAAAGACGGTGGCAGTGGGAATGTTGATCAGCGACTTGCCGACCAGCGCGCCCGTCTAGAAGATGCTCACAAAAAATCGCTGGATAAAGTAACCGGCGAACGGGACGGATTGAAGGCCAAGCTGGACCGTCAGTACAGTGACGCTGCTCTCAATGCCGCTATCGCCGACGCTGGCATTGCTGCCCCGTTTGCACCTGCCGTGCGCGCCATGCTCAAGGAAAAGGTAAAGGTTGATTACGAAGGCGACGAGGCCATTGTCACCATCGAAAACATGCCGGTCACCGATCATTTGAAAGCTTGGGCTGGCACTGAAATGGGCAAGCACTACGTGGCGGCGCCGGGCAATGGCGGCGGTGGATCAGGTGGTCCGGGCGGTGCGCCCCACAGCAACAAGGACAATCCGTGGTCGAAAGAAGGGTTTAACCTGACCAAGCAAACCGAGATCGAGATAAGCGACCCGGGCAAAGCGGCGCAGCTTAAAGCGGCTGCCGGAAAATAGATTAAGCCCCTTCACCGGGGCTTTTTTAATGCTTGCACGTCATTGGCTTTCATGTCATCATAGCCGCATGTTGCGCCTGATCGGGATGATCACAGCGCCTTTTCGGACAGCGGGATGCTGCTGAATGACACGGTTTCATGGCCGTTGCGGCATTGGATAGCGGGATGCGACGCCAATAAGGAAGCGGCTCACATTACACTTCCCTCTATTGGAGTTTTCCATGGCTATCACCCAACTGTCCGACATTGGCGTTTTTCCGACCAATGTTTCCAATTACATCACCCAACAGTCGATCGAGACGAATGCCTTTTATCAGTCCGGCATTATTCGCCGCAACACTGACCCCGCCGTGCAAGCTATGCTGGATGCAGGCGGTTTTGAGGTCATTTTCCCGTTCTTCAATGACCTGACTGGCTCTGGTCAGATTATGCAGGAAGGCACTAACCTGACCGTCGGTAAAGTCACTACCGGCTCGGGTAAGGCGCCAGTGCTTGAGCGCGCCGAAAGCTGGGGTTCGACGGATTTGGTCGCCGACTTCCTGGGTAACGACCCGATGCGCCTGATTGCCGACCGCGTGGCCGCCTTCTGGGACCGTCATTATTCGTCTGCCTTGCTCTCGGTTATGGCGGGTGCTGTTGGCGCAGTTACGGCCAACGTGTTGGACATTTCCAGCCTCTCGGGTGCCGCTGCCGTCATTGATGCCGACAGCTTCATTGACGCCGAAACACTGCTGGGCGACCGTCGCAAGAAACTGACGGCTGTCGGTATGCACAGCAAAACGGTTGCCGCCCTCCGCAAGCAGGGCTTGATCAGCACAATCCCGCCTCAAGACGGTGTAGCCTTTGCCGGCGACTACTACGGCAGCCTGCGCATCATCGAAGACGATACCATGACCTACGATGCCGGCACGGGCATCTACACGTCCTACCTGTTTGCGGAAGGCTCGGTTCTGTTCGGTGAGGGCGGTGTTAAAACCCCGCAGGAAGTTGAGCGCAACGCGTTGATCAATGGCGGTCAGGAATACCTGGTATCGCGCAAGCGCTTCATGTTCGTGCCAACCGGCGTTTCCTTCACGGGTTCGGTTGCTACGACCAGCCCGCCGAACGCGACCAACGCCGAACTGGCCACCATCAACAAGTGGACCCCAAAGACGAACCAGAAAAACATCGGTATCGTCAAGTTCATCCACAAAATCGCTTAATGGGAAGCCGGTGCGCCCGGCTTCCTTTTCCTCTTTCATTATGGAGTAAGTACCATGACCACCAATCAAGTCGATGTGCGTGCTGAACGCGCAAAGTTCCTGAACCAACGACAAGCCAAACTGGACGCGGCTGAAAATCAAGGCGGCGCAGATGGCAGCGAACGCGGCACCTTGAAATCACAATACGCTAATCCGCCTGCCGTTCGTGCCACCGATGGCGGCGAACCTGGCACGAAAGAGCGCAACCCGCTGGCAGTCGCGGCTGAGCTGGAAGGTGACGACCAGGGCGCAGACGGAGAAGCTGCTGATGGCGTTCCGACCAATGAAAGCACCATTCCGCAGATCAAAGCTTACTTGGACGAGAAAGGCATTGGTTACGATGGCGTGACCAAGAAAGCCGATTTTCTTGCTCTGGTCCCACAGGAATAATATCCATGTTCATTGCCGCGACGGGTCTGAATGGGGATGAGGCGAACGCGCTGATCAGCGTGGACTACGCCGACGACTATCATTCCTTGCGCGGCAACGGCTCCTGGACGGGCGATGATGTGGTAAAGCAAGCCGCCATCGTCCGCGCCACGGATTATATCGAGCAGGTGTATGGGCCGCGCTTCGTTGGCAAAACCATCCCCTCTACCCTGCTCTCGTGGCCGCGCTATTCGCTGGCCTACGACAGCACAACCATTCCCGATGCCCTGAAGCGCGCCGTCGCCGAGCTGGCCCTTGATGCGCTATCAGGCAACCTCAATCCGAACATAGGCAGCACCCCGCAAGTCAAGCGTAAGAAGGTTGACGTGCTGGAAACCGAGTTTTTCGAGGCCCGACAGCGCCCGACGATCCGCCCCGCCGTGTCCGGCTACCTGGCCCCGCTGCTGGCCTCCAACGGCCTGAATGTGCCCGTGGTGCGGGTATGAGCGAGTTTTACAACGATTTTGTCACCGACGCCCAGGAAATGATTGCCGAGTTTGGCCGCGACATCACGCTGCTAAACCGTCAGCTGGGGGCTTACGATCCTCGGACGCACACGATGGCCGATGCCGTGGACACATCGCGCACAGTCAAGGCCGTGTTTACCGATTACAAGGACAGCGAGATTGACGGTGAGATCATCCGACGCGGCGACAAGCGCTGCCTGGTGGCCGGCGCGGTCAGTCCCAAGGAAATCATTGTTGATGGCGACGACCAATATGCTATCGTCACCATTGAGGTCGTCCAGCCGGGCGACACGCTGATTTTGAGCAAGGTGCAGGTGCGGCGATGACGGGATGCAGGATCGGCAAGATCACGATGAAAAATGGCGGAGCGCCGGTCTACCTGTTTTCATCTCGTCAGGAAAAATACTCTGACGAAACTGCCATGCTTTCCAGCGGGCTTAACCGAGCCAAAAGCGGTGAATTTGTCGCTATTGGGATCATCGCAATCAGGTCAGATGGCTTTCTTGAGACTGCCTTTAGTGAGGGAATGAGCCATGATACATTCACTGGGATGGTTGGCTGCGACTTGCTTAAGCGTCGGCTGATGGATACACTGAAATGACCTCCGTCGAGCAACAGATCGCCGCCGCCATGAAGCACAAGGTCTATGACGTGCAGGCCTATTTGATGCGTCAAACCGCTATTCGTGCCGCCGACAACATCGCCACCGCCACGCCGGTCGCTGAAGGGACGGCGCGCGCCAACTGGAACTTGAGTGCCGATACGCCAGACCTGACCACGACCGAAAGCACTACGCGGCAGGATTACAAGGACAGCCCCGTCACCGGCAAGGAAAAGGTGCTGTATGTCTCTAACGGCCTACCATACATCGAGCGCCTGAATGAAGGCAGCTCCCAGCAAGCCCCGGTCAACTTCGTGGAAATCGGCGTCATGCTTGCGAAACGACAAGCTGAAGCTGCCGCGAAACGAGGGACGAAGTGAGCTACGAAGCCGCCGCCGCCGCGATCAATGCCCATTTTGCCAATGAGTGGAACGAGCGCACGCCGGTCGCCTATGACGATGTGGAATTTACCACGCCAAACGATGTGCCCTGGGTTCGCCTGACTGTGCAACACAGCATGGGCTATCAGGCCAGCGTCGGCAGCCCCGGCAGCAATCAGTTTCGCCGGGAAGGGCTGGTCACCGTCCAGATACTCACCCCTTTCGGCAATGGCAAGATCAAGTCCATGCAGCTGGCCGATCAGGTAACAGCGATTTTCCAGCGTCTCGGCCGTGTCGAGGGCATTTCCTTCCGCGACGTGCGCCTAAATGAGGTTGGCAACGCCTCGACGGGCTGGTATCATGTCAACGTCAAGGCTGAATTTGAATACGACACCATTGCATAGGAGCAAGCGATGACCGACAGTTCCCAAACCCAGACCGCCTACGTCAAGGAAGCGAGCTACGGCGTCACGCCTGCCACTCCGGGCTTCAAGAAAGTACGTACCACGGGTGTCCCGACCCTGACGCCGGAAAAGCAATTCCTCATCAGCGACGAGATGCGCCCCGACCGTAACGTGCCGGCAGCCGTTTCCTCGGGCCAGAACGCCAGCTTTGACCTGCCCATCGAGTTTTCCTATGGCAGCTTTGATGATCTGCTGGAAGGCTTCATGTGCAGCACCTGGGCCAGCGACGTGCTGAAAAACGGTACGGCCCTGCAGTCCTTCACCTTCGAGAACAAGTTTATCACCAGCGCTGGGCTTCGCTACCACCGCATCACCGGTGCGGTCGTCAACACCTTCAGCCTGAACCTGACGGCCAACGGCAAGGCCGAAGGCAGCTTTGGCTTCATGGGCAAGCAGGGCACGTCGGCTAACGCCGCCGTTGCGGGCGCTACCTATGCCGACCCAGACAACGGCGATTTCTTCCGCGCCACGGATGATGTTACGATCCAGCTGGGCGGCGGCATCGGCGCGGTATCGGTGATGAGCGTGTCCCTCAGCGGCACCAACAATAACCGCCTGCGTCCCGTCGTCGGCTCCGGCTTCACGGACGGTATCGGCCTGGGCCGCTTCGAGGTCACCGGCGAATTGAACGCTTATTTCAACAATAGCGCCCTGTACGACAAGTTCCTGGCCGATGAATACACCAGCCTGACGCTGACCTTCAACGATCCTGAAACCGGTAGCTACACCATCTACTTCCCGCGCATCAAGTTCACGGCGGGCCAGGTGGTCGCGGGCGGCAACAACAGCGACGTGATGGCCAACATGAGCTGGACGGCTACAGTGGACACCACGGAAGACTGCGCCATGAAGATCACGCGCGACCCCGCCTAAACCGAATGGCGACCCGACGCCACTTCTATGGCGCTTCCTGATCGGGTCGGGAAGCGCCACCCTTTACCCGAGAGGCACACCATGACCACCAAGAAAAACAAAGCCAGTCCCCAAGCCGCGCAAGATCTGCTCGGCTCGTTTATTTCCGGCCTGCGCGACAAGTTTGAAACCGATCCCGTGCTGGAAACCGAAAAGGGCGTGGACATTGAGGTTGAGGGTTACGGCACCTTCACCATTCTGCGCGGCCACAGCCGGAACCAGAAATTCATCAAGGCATTCCGCGAAACCGTTGTGCCATACATGGAAAGCAAGGAAGCCAAGGAAAAGCCGAAGGACCAGCCCGATCCGGAGCTTATCGCCCGCAACCGGCAGGTGTTCGCGGAAGCCATCATTGTCGGCCTGAAAACCCAAGACGGCCAGGCTATCCCCTACGACGATGCCGCGAAACAGGAAGTCAAGCAGCTGTTGATCGACGCGCCTGACCTGTACGAGCTGCTTGACACCGAGGCAGCCAATGCCGCCAATTTCCGCAAGCGCTACGAGGCTGAGGAAAAAAACTAACCGAGGCCCTAGCGTGGAACCTGCGCTGGGGGCCGCACCTCGAACATCTACTGGCTGTCAGGGCCAAGGGCCAGACGGTAAAGGCGCTGGACGATCAGCCGCGCCTCATGCCGCATCTCGGCTTTTATCTGGACGCCTTCAACTCGCTGCGCTATGATAGGCCGATAGGGATGGTCGCCGGCCCGATACCGTGGTCCTCCCTCGATCGGTACGCCCAGCGCTACGATGTCGGCGACTTCGACGTGTTCGAGAGCCACATCCGCGCCCTGGAAAACGTGCTGCTGCAACATGAAGCGAAGGATGCGCCGAAGTGACCACCGATGTCGGGATTGTAGTTGGGATCAAGGCCGATGACAGCGGCGCACGGGTCATCAAGCGGTCACTGGATGATGTCAGCAAAGCCAATAAGGATGTCGAGGCATCGACCAGAGCTGCTGAAACAGCGGCCATCAAGAAAGCTAATGCCGATAAGGCCCTGGCCGCTGAAACGCAAAAAGTCAATGCTGCTACGACGGCGGCAGCGGCGGCACAGAACAAAGCCGATAATGCCATGCGGGGCGCTACGCTGGGGGCGGCAAAACTGGCTGAAGCAGAAAAACGGCTTGGCCTTGAGGCACAAAAGACAGCAACCGCTACAGCAGCAGCAGCGGCAGCGCAGCAACGGGCAGACAACGCCATGCGGGCAGCAGAGATGCAAGCGAAGCGTTTGGCTGATCAGCAGGAGAAGCTTAACGAAAACCTAGGCCGAATTACTAAAACGATTGATGCGGCCAGAACTGCTTATCAATATCTGGTGGCTGGATTTGCGGCACGGTACGTCATAAAGGCGGCTGATGAATACACCGTTATGGAAGCCCGTATTCGCAGCATCGCCAAGAGTGGGCAGGAAACCACCCGCGTCATGGGTGAGCTGCGGAAGATTTCGGCCGCCACAGGCAGCGAGATGGAAACCAGCCTTTCCATTCTGCAGCGCTTGTCCTTCGTGCGGGAGGAAATCAAGGCCACCAATAACGACATGCTGGCCTTCACCGAAACGGTGACCAAGCTGGGCGTGACCTCCGGCGCGCTGCCCGAGGCCATGAAAGCCGGTTTGACGCAGCTGGGTCAGGCCTTGTCCAGCCAGTACACCCGCGCCGAAGAATTCAACTCCATTATGGAGAACATCCCGGCCGTGGGCAAAGCCATTGCCGATGAGCTGGGCGTGACCACCGGGCAAATGCGCCTGCTTGTGGTTGAAGGCAAGCTGCTGTCGAGCGACGTATTCGCGGCCATCCTGAACCAGACCGAGAAGGTCCGCGCCGAATTTGAGCAATTCCCACGCACGGCGACGCAGGGCTTCAAGCAGATGACGGCCAGCCTGGATACGGTCATCGCACAGGCTAACGCTGCCAGCGGCGCCACCAATGGCATCGGCATGGCGCTGCGCGGGATTGGTGAGGGCGCCAAGATGGTCTATGACGGCCTCGGCACCACCTTTGACTACCTAGTGGCGGGTATTCAGGAAGGCGTCAACCTGATTGACATTGCCATCAATAAGGTCAAGCAGTCGATCAACGAAGTATCTCGCTTCATTCCAGGCTATGACGGCACCAATTTCAGCCTCTCGCCTACTGTTGAGGTCGGCAGCGTGTTCAGCGCGGCCAATGCCGCCCGCAAGCAGCGGGAGCGCGCCCTGTTCGGCGACGACTTCGCCCAGGCCATCACGCCCGATCGGCGCGCTATCTCGCAGGATTACGCCAAGATCGCGGCCGGGCTGAACGTCGATAAAGAAGCCAAGAAAGCCGCGGATAAGGCAGCCCGTGAAGCCCTGAAAGAGCAAAAGAAGCTGCAGGGCGAGCTGGATGATGCGGTTAAGTCGTCGCGCAATGAGTATGAGCGGCTATACGACACCATTGCCGAGATGGAGCGCCTGCGCCCGTTCGCCAAAACCGCTGAGGAAACGGAAGCCATCGGCAAGAACATCGCCAACGCCCGCGACGAGCTGGACAAGCTGCGGGTGCAGGCCGAATTGGACAGCCCGGCCGGCAAGACCTTCCAGCGCTTCGCCAAGAGCATTGACGACAGTTTCGCCGATACGTGGCGCAATGCCTTCAGCCTCGACAAGAACGGCAGCGTGTTCAGCCGGATGCTGGACGGCCTCAAATCCATGTTTGTCAACTTCCTCGCTGACCTGACCTATCAGGCCGCTATCCGCCCTATCGTCGTGTCGCTGATCGGCGGCGGCGCGGGCGCGGCGGGCTTTTCGCAGGGAGCGATTGCCCAGACGCTCGGCAGCTCGGGCGGCAGTGGCGGCGGGTTCAGCCTGCTCGGCACCGGTTCCTCACTGCTGAGCGCGGGCAAAGCCTTTCTGGCAGGCAAAAGCCTGACGGCGGGCCTTGGTGCGCATAGCCTGGGCCTGTCTGCTTCTCTCGGCTTCGGCGCGGAGGCGAGTGGCAACATCGCCAACTTCATTACCCGTGCCGGCACCTTCGGCAGCATCGCGGGCGGTCTGGCGGGTGGCATCGGGGCGAACCTGTTGGGCCTCGGCAACCGCAACGGCTACGTCAACGCGGCCACCGGCACGATCGGCGGCATCATCGGTGGCGGCTTGGGTGGCCCGCTGGGCGCGGCGGCTGGCTCGTTCCTCGGCACGGCCGTCGGCGGGCTGTTCGGTGGCGCTCCCCCATCCGATAAGGCCGAATGGGGCGGCATCGACCTGAGCAACGGCAAGCAGTTCGGGCGCGGCAATCTCAAGGGCGGCAATGCCGAAAACGAGAAGATCCTCGCCAACCTGTTTACGCAGGTCACGGCTTATCAGCAGCTCATCAAGAGCGTCGGCGGTAAAACCAGAGGCAGCCTGTTTGCCACCGTGGGCAGCCGCGACGGCCTGCGCCTCGGCACCGGCGCCACTGAGCAGAATTTCGGCAACGACCTCGCGGCGTTCATGTCGGCGGCGCTCAAGAAAGCAGAAGCCGGCACGACGGGCCTCAGTGAGACATTCCGCACCATCCTCAAGAAGGTCGGGACCGGCAACCTGAAAGACCTATCCAGCGCTTTCGGCTTCGGCCAGTGGTACGACAGCCTCGGCAAGGTGGTCGATCCGCTGGAAGCGCCCATGAAAGCGCTCAACGACCAGTTTGACAGCATGTTCAAGTGGGCGAACAAGCTGGGCTTCCCGCTGGAAAAGATCAACGCCGAGTACGCCAAGCAGAAAACCGCCCTGGAAGGCAACATCAAGGCCCAGCAGGCGGGCTTTTCCTCGTTCGAGCAGCTGACGGCCGCGTTCGACAATTTCTTCAACAGCCAGGCGCTGGGCAGCAATTCCAGCCTGAACCCACTGCAAAAGCTGGACGTGGCGCAATCCAGTTTCGGCGGCCTGCTCAAGAAGGCGCAGGGCGGCGACCTATCCGTGACGCAAGACCTGCTGGCCTCGGCCAATACCCTGCTCGGCGTCGGCCGCGACGTGTATGCCTCGGGCGTGAACTTCACGGGGCTGGAAAGCTTCGTCAAGTCCTCGGTGCAGTCCGTGGCCCAGCAATCGGGCTACAGCGGCCAGAACGTAGCGTCGAGCATCATCAGCACTAATCAGGCGGTGGTGACCGAGCTGAAAGCCCTGCGCGCGGCCTACGAGAAGCAGAGCACTGAACTCTATCGCCTCGCCAATAAAGCGGCGGTCGGCGCATGACGTGGCTGTTTCCCGGCGTCTACGCCCTTGGTGACTTCGACAAGCGGCTCTATATCGGCACGCACGACCCGTTTGCGGCGTTGGCGGCAATGGCCGATGTGCAGCTGCAGTACCTGGTCGAGCTGTACCCCTTCACCGAAACCGTGCGCGGCGTGCTGCAGTCGATCGGCGTATTTCCCGGCGTGACGGCGCTGGGCGATACGCTGGTCCGGTATGCGGGCGGTGAGGTGAAAGAACGCCTCTCCGATCAGGGCTTCATCAGCGCGCCGGATGCCAGCGACCCGAACCGCACTTGGCGCGGCCGGGTGATCAATCCACTGCAGTTCGACAGCAACATCCTCTCCGGCGACGGTTTCAGCGGCGGCAGCCAGTCTTTCGGCGGCATCGACATCATCAATGCCGATGGCGAGCTGGACCGCTTCTATGCCTATTTCTGGTCGGGGCGGCGGGTCGTGGTCAAGGCGGGCGCGCCCGGCTTTGGCTATGATGACTTCGCCACCATCTTTGAAGGCGCCATTGAGAACATCGAGGGCGACGACAGCCGCATCATCTTGACGCTGCGCGACAACCGCGCCAAAACCGACAAGCCGGTGAGCGCCGGGGTGTATGGCGGCACTGGCAATCTGGACGGCGACGCCACACTGGCCGGCATGCAAAAACCGCTCTGCTACGGGGTGGTGAAGAATGTGGCCCCGGTTCTGGTCAATTACGCCATGCAGGTCTACCAGGTGCATGACGGCTCCATTGCCGCCGTGGATCAGGTACGCGATCGGGGCATTGTGCTGGATTACGCGGGCGACTTCGCCGACATCACCACGGCCAGCCCCGGCTCCAGCGAATACGCCACCCAGCTATCGGCCGGTCTGATCCGGCTTGGCTCCACTCCTGCCGGTCAGGTGACGGCCGACGTGCAGGGCGACAACCTGAACGGCTTCGCCACGTCCTGCACCGATATTGCCCTGCGGGTGCTGAAAACCCGCCTCGGGGTGTATTCCCTATCCAGCGGTGATATTGACGAGGGTTCCTTTGGCCGTCTGGCGGAAGTGCTGACCGGCAGCGCGGGGCTGTATATTGATGCTGACATTACCGGCTCGGACGTGTTGGATGCCCTGCTGAACCCGGCTGGCGCGTATTGGAGCTTCACCCGGCAAGGCCTGTTGTTCGCGGGTGCCGTAACCCCACCGGCCGAGGCAACCGGCGCCGTGCGCCACATCGACGCGGCTGGTCTGCGCCTGCAGCAAACCATCCCGCCCGCCTGGCGCATCAAGGTCGGTTACGCGCCCGCCGTGGTCGTGCAGAGCGAAAACGATCTGGCGGGCGGCGTGGACGGAAACGTGCAGGCGTTCGTCACCGAGCCATACCGCTACGTGACCTATGCCAACGAAACGGTACGGCAGAAAAACAACCTGGCCTCCGAGCGGGTGTTTGAAACCAATCTGGCGACCAAGGCCGATGCAGAGGCGCTGTTGCACCGGCTCGTGGACATCTACAGTACCAAGCGCATGGTCTTTCAAGTGCCGGTGTATAAAACCCTGTATCGCTATTTCCTCGGCGACGTGGTACGCTTGCGGTACGACCGCTATGGCTTGGACGAGGGCAAGGATTTCCTCGTTGTCGGCGTGTCGGATAACGCGGCCACGGGGCAAACCGTGCTGACTTTGTGGGGGTAACATGGAACGGATGCTGCTGGCTACGGGCGCGCTGTCCGATCAGGCGACAATTACGGGGCCGACTGGCGCCGGGGATCTGGTGCTGGGCAACCTGAAGCGTCAGTCGCTTCAGGAAGTGTACCGGGTCCTGGGCGATGCAGCCGAGCTGAATATTGACCTGGGCGCGGCGCAGCTGGTCAACGTGGTGGCAATCATGGGCCACAGCGGCCTGAGCGGATCGACGGCGCGCGTTACGGCCTCGAACACGCCGGGCGGCGCGGACTACGACAGCGGTGCCGTGCCGTTCATTACGGGCACAAAACACTTCGACAAAAGCCTGTTCTTCCTGTTTTTCCAGCCGGTCAGCTATCGGTACTGGCGCATCGAGATCAGCAATCCGGGCGCGGCCTACCTCGACCTGGGACGGCTCTATATCGCCAAGGCCTTTCAGCCCAGCTTTAATATGGTGTACGGCTTCCAGCATGGCTTCACCGATGGCAGCCAGGAATTTGAAACGAGCAGCGGCGACAGCATCAGCCTGAAGCGCAAAAAGCGCCGCTTTGCTGACCTGATGCTGGAAGATCTGAGCGAGGACGAGGTATTTGCCGAGCTGTACCCGCTGGATCAGCTCGTCGGGGCGACGGGTGACGTGCTGCTGGTGCCCAAGCCCGATGATACCCACTTACAATTCAGCGCGATCTATGGCAAGATCGAGGCCATGCAGCCGAACGTGAACACCAGCTTCAACCGCTTTACCCGCCAGTTTCGGGTCAGGGAGTTGCTGCCGTGATTGATAAGCTGGACAAGAAAGTCTTCGTGACCCCTGCCGCCCGCGCGGCACAAAACGGCAACGCCTCCAACCGGATCATGATGATCGTCAACAAGGTCGATGAGGTCATTGATGCGCTCGGTACTGTGGCGACGGCGGCGACCGTTGCCGCAATCAACACGCAATTGACGGCGATTGTGAGTGCTCAAAACACCTTTTTCAACCAATTGAACACCTTGACCGGCCGCGTCACGGCACTGGAAATTGCGCCGGCTGACGCTATTACCAATGTCAATGAAGCCCTTTCACTCAGCTTGGGTGGCGTCCTCAACATGCAGGCGCTGACGGGCGGCATGACCAGTCAAGCACAAACCATCAATAAAATTCTCGCCGTGATGCGTACCCGCAAGGAGATCAAACCATGACCCTGAAAATCCTCGATCGGGCCTTCGAGACGACACAATCCACCGGCCCCGGGCCGATCATCCTGCAGGGCGCGCAGGCGGGCTTTCAGTCCTTTGCCTTAGCTGGCAACGGCGGCAAGGTGTTGTACCAGATCAACGACGGGGACGCCTCCGGCCTGGTCCAGAATTGGGAAGTCGGCATTGGGACAGTTGCAGTCGCTGGCTCCAACACGTTGAGCCGTGACGCGGTGCTGGCGTCGAGCAACGGCAACGCAGCGGTCAACTTCGGAAGCGGGGTGAAAAACGTCATCGGGTCCATTCCGGCCAGCGCCCTGGTCACGCGCGACGAGAAGCTGAATTTCATGGAGGGCTTCGGCGTGGGTGCCGGCACGGTCAACGTGCATACCGTCACGCTGCCGACTGCTCCGCTGGGCTACTCGGATGGCATGACCATCTACTATTTCGCGCCCTATACCACCACGGGCAATATGTCGATCAACGTGAACGGCCTCGGGGCCAAGAGCGCCCGCATGAACGGCGTGCAGGTGCCGCCTGGCGCCGTAGCGGTGGGGTCCATCGTCCGGGCGGTCTACAAGGAAAGCACGGGACAGTTTGAGATTACCAGCTCGTCGTACACCGCGGCTAATTTGGCGCTGGCGGCGACGGCGGTTCAGCCGGGCCAGGCCAACTCTGCCCCGTTGCTGCACATGCAGGATCAAAAGACTTCCGGCACCAACGGCGGCACATTCTCATCGGGCAGTGATCAGACGCGCACACTCAATACCATCATCACGAACTCAATTTCGGGCGCATCGTTGGCCGGTAACCAGATTACATTGCCAGCCGGCACCTATGATGTTAGAGGGTTGGTTCCCGCCTTCCGTGTCGATGCTCACCGGGCCAAGCTGTATAACGTAACCGATGGGGCCGATGTGCTGGTAGGTCAGGCCGCTTATTCCGGGGCAGCTTCGGGCTATGCCACCTCTAACAGCAACGTAAATGGCCGTTTCACGATCAACGCACAGAAGGTGTTTGAAATCAGACACCGCTGCTCAGGCGGTCAGATCAATATTGGATACGGCATTGCGGGAGCTTTCGGGACCGAAGTATACACCGATGTTGAAATCAGAAAGGTCGCATAATGGCGTATGTTTTACTGGACAAGGACGGCGTGATCGTACAAAAGCAGCCGAACAAGCAAAAGGGGTTCATCAAGGCTCCCGATGATGTCGTGTGCGGCATGGTCCAGCAGGGAAAAGAGTTCGTGGCGCCGCCTGCTGAAGCCCAGCCACAGTCTTGACAAACGCCGCTACTTACTCAAAACTTATAGAGCAGCCCGCAATACCCCAAGGATAGATTACAGCCGATGACCGATAATCAGAGCATGAAAATCAAGTTTAAAAATGCTCTTGTTTTCGGCTGGAAAGAGGTCATCGGCATTGTTGCCGTCTTAATGACCTGCGCCATCGTTTACGCGGGGATGCAGCACAGCATCGAAGAAAGCGCCGAGCGCATTGAGGAAATCAGCGATCGGCAGGTCGCGCGCTCCGCCTACGTCGATCAGAAATTCTCTGACGTCAACGAGAACATCAACAAGCTGCGGATGGACATGGCTGTTTCGCAAAGCAACCAGGGCGCGATTTTCAAGAAGCTCGACAAGATTGAGGATCTGTTACTGTCCGAGCGTGCCCGCCCCGCTGTGTATCAGACTGGCGGTAGCAACTGACCCGGCGCGTCAACTCCCTTGGGCTGTCGGTCCTGAAGCAATGGGAAGGTATTAGCGGCGGTAAACCCGTTCTGAAAGCCTACCTCGACAGCGTTGGCGTGTGGACCATCGGCTGGGGCCATACCAAGGGCGTCTGCGCCGGATTGACCTGCACGATCGAGCAGGCCGAGGCGTGGTTGCAGCAGGACCTGGCCGACGCCATTCATACCGTGGAAACCGGCGTCAAGGTGCGGCTGACCGATAACCAGTTTGCCGCGCTGGTGATCTTCGCCTTCAACGTTGGCGTGGGTTCTTTCAAGTCCAGCACCTTGCTGCGGATGCTCAATCAGGGCCATTACAATCAGGTGCCGCGCCAATTATTGCGCTGGAACAAAGGCCGCGTCGGTGGTAAACTGGTGGTCATACCTGGCCTGACAAACCGACGAAACGCGGAGATTGACTTGTGGCAAACGGTGTAAGCGGCGAATACGACTTCCCCACCGTCCGCACTGGCTCCAAGGCTTTGCTCATCATGGCAACGGTCGTCGTATGCCGCATTCTGATAACGGGCGCGACTACCAACACCGTCGAAACCCTGAAAGCCATCCTGACAGCCATTGGCGCAACGCACGGCCTCTTGGTGCTGGGCGGCGGTTTCATCAATTCAACCTTTGCCCGCCCGCGTGAACCAGTCGAAGAAACCGTGACCACGACGCGCACGGTTGCGCCCGCTGCCAAGGTCGATACTGTCAACGTCGCTGCGGAGAACGTGAATGTTTCTTAAGGGGCTGTCATGGAAATTCTGGTTATCCGCTGTTTTCGCCGCCGCAGTGGCCGCGTTTTTATTTGGCTGCAATATCGGCTCGGAGCGAGCGGCTACCCGGTGCGAAACCGAAAAGAAAGCCCTTACCGCCCAGCTTACCGGCCAATCCCTCGCAGCCCAACTGACAACCGAAAGGACTGACAATGCTTACCAAGCTGGCCTTGCTGCCCGTGACCGCGATCTTGCTGACGCAATGCGCGAACAATCCTGCCTGCTCATCACCGATCATCCCGCGAGCCTCGGCCAGCCTGATGCAGCCCACCAGCCAAAACAGCCGCGTCAAGGAAATGCAGTCAATTCTGCAACCCTCACCCGCTTCGCTGGGCAATGCGAAACCGACCGCCTCAAAGTAATTGGGCTGCAGCAGTCTATCCGCGACATCTATAAGGCTCTCGGCCAGTGATCCGCCGCCTGCGCCTGTGGTGGAAAGCCTATTTCCGGCGATATGAGCTGCGCCACGTCACCGCGTTGGTGGATCAGTACCGCGAACCCTCGGGCCGCGTCACCGCCGAGTTTTACCGCTCGTGGGAATGGCACGAGGTGCGCTATGACTTCCTGCGCTCCTGTAAGAATCGGCTGCGGTGCTGGCTGTGCCGGCGCCAACGCGGCGACCGTAACGAGGCCGGGGATGCGGTGAGGCTGGTGGTCGATCACATCTACCCCGTCAGCCGTTACCCGCATCTGGCCCTCGATACCGATAACCTCCAACTGCTCTGCAACGACTGCAACCGGGGCAAGTCGAACCGGCATACCCACGATTACCGCTAATCAGGTTCCTGGCCCTGATCGCGCTCCCGGTCCCGCTTCTCCTGATCTTCCAGTATCCGGCGCAGGTTGCTTTCCTTGTCAGCTGGATCAGGCACGTTGTCAGAAAATAGCCTGGCTACCCGGTCAACCCGCTCCTGCCGGGTCGTTTCCCGCTTGCTGATGTCCGGGCTGTTCTCGGCAAACCGGTCAGCCACCTCCCGCTTGGCCATGCGGCCTTGAGCCTCTAACTCGGCCTCGATGCGTTTGGCTATGGCATAGTGCTGCCGGTCATAGTCCTTCGTGCGCTTGTGGCCGAACTCCAGCTCCATCTGGATTTTGGCCTGCACCAGCCTGTGCCGCATATGGCTATCCGAGATCAGCTTGCCATCCTCACGGCTGTAGCGCTCCCAGCCGACGTGAATGTGGGTACGCGGCTCGCCGTCCTTGCCCTTCTTCTCGTGCAGCACGACAAAGCGCCGCTGGCCTTCCAGCCCCAACCACTTTTCAGCAATGTCGGCGCTGCGTAGCCACTGCTCATAGGTCATGGTCCGGTCCTCTCCCGGCGACGGATTGATCGACACCGACATAAAGGGTTTGGTGCTGCCCGCCTGCGCGCCGGTTAAGGACATTTCCAAGATGGACTGCGCGAGGCTGTCAGGAAAACTGGTGCCGCGAATGTCCAGCACCTGGGCGCGGTCGTTCGTGTTCTTGAACAGGTACTCGGCCCAACTCCCTGCCCCACGGGTGTTACCTTTTAGCAGCATGGCTTAGCAGTTCCATTCCATACTTCGCCAGCTTCTGCAGGTCGAGCGCTACCTCGGTTTTCAGCAGGCTGCCGATGTCTGCTTTATCCAGCGATTGCCGAGCCAGCGCCAACTCGTTTATCAGACACACCAGCTCCGCGCCGTAGGGGTCATCAATCCGGCTGCGAACCAGCGCCGAGCGGTTGCCGCCCGTAAGCCGGTCTGCCTGCCGCTGCAGCTTGCGACACGCAGCTTCCGTCATCGGCGTGCGCTCGATGTGCGAAAATTTTTCGGAAATCTTTTTCGGAGGGCGGGCCATACCACAAGTTATAGTATGTCACCTGATAATCATAGACATAAAAACGTTTCTATGGTCATGAAAACACACTTTGCCACCTGCGGAAACGCGCCGCGTGGCTTAGCGTCTGGGCGAACTCGACAGGGCGTCGCGGGCGCACCGGCAGGCTCTCCCGACGCCACTTGAGGCGGGGATGCCCCATGCGTGTGAATTTGGTGATCTCAAGAAATAATTGTAATTGAGACGGGCTTCAATTTACTGTTCACCTTAAACCCATTGCAGCATGAAGCCCCTCAACATTACCGAGCAAGACGTGCGAACGCTGCTCACCAATCAACCTAATCCAAGTTTACTCCCGAAGGTGATTTTGTTCATCGTCGGGCTGATCCTCACTCCGCTTACTATGGCGGGCGCCCTGTGGGGCTACATCCGTGGCTACATGCGCTTCTTGGCGCCTCAAGGCAAGTACCCAGACCTGGCCGAGTTCCCCAATATCGTCAAGCTGGGGATGGTGATTTTTGCAGCCCTGGCATGGGTGCTAGTCGTTGGCATCGGCTGGACTGCCTTCCATGTGTTCGAGTTCTTTTTTGAAGATTTCGTAGAAAAGACCCTGGCCATTCAGTTCTTCGTTTTCAACGCTATCTTCTCGGTTATTGTGTTTGCCGCGTTCACCATCTGGCAAAAACGCTTCATCCGCACAATCACCGAAATGACCCGCCACGGCTCGGGGCGGCTGGGTGGCGTCGATGACTTGGCCGATTTCATCAACACGCACGGCGTCTACATCGGGGGTATCATGTCCTATCCCCGGATGGGCCACATTTTGACTGTTGGCTCGACCCGCTCGGGCAAAGGAACCAGCCTAATTATACCGGCGCTGCTCGATGCCACTCCTTACGAGGGTTCCTGGGTTGTCATCGACCCTAAGGGTGAGAATGCGGCCATCACGGCACGCCACCAGCGGAAAAAGGGCCAGAAGGTGCTGATGCTCGACCCGTGGGGCGTACAGACGAACATGCCCGCCACGCTGAACCCAATGGATCTGCTCAAGCCCGGCGATCACCTGATTGACGACGTGATGATGCTGGCCGAAATGATTGTGCCGGAGAGTGCCAGCAAAAGCGAACCCTATTGGGATAACCGGGCGCGGTCCATAATTGCAGGTCTGCTGCTGCACATTTACCACGAAAAAGGAGCGATCACCTACCTATGGCAAGCGCTACGCCTTAACTCGAAGGAATTTGCCAGCCTGATTAATGAAATGCAGTACAGCCAAGACGAGGTTGTGAGAGCCACGGGACGTGAGCTTGAGAGCCTGGCGAAATCAGAAAAGACTTTCACCAGCATCATGTCGCACGCTCTCGATCACACGGACTTTTTGAAGTCGCCGGCGATGCAGCGCTCCTTATCGAAATCATCTTTCAATATGGATGATTTGACCGACGGGAAAACGACATTGTATGTCATCCTCCCGGCTGACAAGCTCAAGTCGCACTCGCAATGGCTGCGTCTTGTGGTAACAACATGCATGCGGACCAGCGTCCGGAACCATAAGGAACGGGTCACGTTCCTGCTCGATGAGTTTGCCTCGCTTGGTACGCTGAAGGAGGTGTCGGAATTTGGCCTGGCCGCCGCTGCCGGCTACAACATCAGCCTGTGGATGATCCTGCAGTCTCTGCCGCAGCTGCAAAACCTGTACGAAGACAACTGGCAGAACTTCATCGCCAACACGTCGGTCCGGCAGTACGTCGGCGTATCGGACAACTTCACGGCGGAATATGTGTCGAAGTCGATGGGGCAGGCGACTATCATGACCACCGACGAAAAAGACCGGCAAACCAGCTACCAGACATCGGCGCGGTCGGTTCGGACGCCGGATGAGGTGCGTTATATCACCGACCACAATGTAATCCTGCAGATCGACCGTCGCCCGACGACAATCATGCCCAAGTACCCCTACTTCGTTAACCCAGCGCTGGAAGGGCGGCATGATCCCAACCCTTACCACAAGGCCGAGAAAAAGGAACCGGCCAAGCAGCCCAGCGCTCCTACGGGGCCAACCTATAAGCGGCGCGCAGTGTGAAGCTGGCCGCTTGGGTTTGGTCAGCTTGTGGCCCCGCTGGGGCAAATGACTTGGCGACACTGGACGGACTGGTCATAAAGGCATCACTCAATCCCTCATACTCATGCACCAGTACCGGGAACGCCTGTTGATCCATCTGGGCAAGAAACGCGTGTTCCGAGCCATCACCATTGCCAAAGAAGATTACCTTCTCGATCCGCGGATCAGCGATCGTTACGGCTGCCGCTTCTTCCGTCTGACCCAGGGTGACAATGTGCATCTGTTCGGGTTCGGGCTTGACCCGCAGGTGACGGTAGGTGAGATAGTCGAAGGGACTGACGAAAATTAACGCCGTGATGCGTTCAGCTTTCGGGCTGGCGGGTATCGTTCGGATGCCTGTCGGCCCGATTGTTTTTTCATGCTCCTGGTACTTCTCGGCGTTGCGGTAATAGCACCAATGCCCGCCCTTGTCGTTGGCGAAGGCGAACGCATTGACCTTGTTGATTGCCGCCTGCAGCAGCCAGGCTTCGCAGCCCGCCCGGGTCAGCCCGCGCCTCCCGATTTCGGCGAGCAGCGCGCGGTCGGTGATTTTAGGCTTGAGGCTTCTGATATGGGACAATGCGGTATGCTCCTGCAAGTCGGCGGCGGGCTGCCCGGAAGATGTTAGTCATTGTCCGGCCTCGTATTCGGCTAGGGCTTCTTTAAATGCCGCATAGCTTTTCTTGCTACGCACCTCACCAATCTCAACGCGGCGTACAAATTCCCTAGCAGCCTCCAACAGCTTGCTGTCGTCGCGCTTGGCCTCGCTCGGACGGAATAAGGCGGCGCGGATTGTATCGAGATGACCGCGCCATTTGGATGCCACCATTTGCATCGGCTTGCGGCTTATTGCTTCCAAAGCATCTAAAGCCGCCGCCGTTTCCTGATCGGTGACTTGCGGTTGCTTGGTTTCTGACATGTGCTTTCTAAAAATATCGGCTACACGAGTGCTGACAGGCTTTGCGGTACCGTTTGGCACAATGTCGCAAATTGCCTTTTGTATTTCGTTCTCAAGTGGCGTGTAGCCGTTCAGTTCGCATTTTTCTTGCATAAGTCTTTCCTTTCTTCGTTCATAGGCTCGTTTTGCTGATGGGTGCATGTCGTCCATTGTCACAGTCTGCGACGGTTTCTCGGGCGATGATAGATACCCATTGGCGGCGAGGTGGTCGATGCAGGCGTTCCAGCCTTGTTTGTGGCAGTCGCGATAAATACTGTCCTGCTTATCACTTGGTTTTTTCAACACCTCAACATCAACCGGCGCTGGATCGGGCAATTCGGGCGCGGCGGACAGCATGGCTTTGTAGATTGCTCGATAGGTACTGTCTCCTACATAGACAGGCTTTTTGCCAGCAACAATCATTTTATCCGTCGGCTCTTTCGGCGGTGGCGGGTAGTGCGTCGTCGTGTCGTATGTGATCGTTTTATGCATTGGTTGTTTCCTTGTATAGAGCTTGGGCGTAATAGACAGCAGGATAGTCAACGGATACCGATATGCCTCCATGAAGTTTCCAGCCATTATTTAGTTGGCGAGTCACTTCGGCTTTCAATCTTTCGAGGTCAGTCCCACTTACAACTTCATATTTTTTCATTCCCCGCCTCCCTGCTGCTCATTGGCGGCGGCTTCGAGGGCGGCTTTCGCTTTCAGTAAGGTGGATTGAGCATCTTTTAGCAAGGCGTGTTTACCCTCGGCTGTAAAAGAACATAGCCCGCCTGAAACCTGAATTAATGCTCTATCTATTTCCTCAAGCGCCTGTTGCTTGACCGGATCGTTTGCGGTGACCAACCTCAACAAACGGTCATATGCGCCTTCAGAAATCAGTATAAAGCCCTGCGGCACTTCACTCACAGGCTCGGCGCGTTCGGGCGATGGCACAAGGTCTGAGCGGATGTATTTTGTTGCCTTGTTGGGAATATCGACTGTTGAAACGTGTATGCCATCAAAGTAAACGGCGAATAGCTCATTAGGTAAAAATTCGGTCGTCTGGGTCATTTCGTCAATCTCTCCAATAGGCGTTCAATAAAGCCGGGATTGGCCTTGTTGTCGTTCGCGGGCAGCTGGATCTGGGTCATTGCAGCTTCGCTTGCTGCTGGCCACCCACGGCGCGGCCGATAGCGTTCAGTATCTCACCCTTGCTCTGCTGCAGCTCCATCCAGTGGAACGCCTTGCTGGCTTCGCTGGCGGCTTTCAGGAACGCGGCAGGGTCTTGCTTGCCCATCTCCATCCAGTTGGCCAGGTAATCGGCATGGTGCGGCTGCGGGCCGTCTGCGATACCCATCTCGGCGCAGAAAAACGCGCTGCCGATCTCGGCGACCAGTTCCTCGAACGCATAAGCATGATCGCCGAAGCGCTTGCCGAATTGCCGGTCGCAACGGCTCTTGTGACCGGTCGAGTGCGTCAGTTCGTGCGCCTCGGTGGAATAAAACGCCTCCGTCGCGGTCTGGTGTTCGGTCTGCAGGAAGTCACAGGCGGGCGGCATCTGGATATAGTCGCCCGTCAGGCTGTAGAACGCGCGGCCACCGCCGTAGCGAATATCGGCGCCGGTGTTGCCGATGAAGCGCTCGACGTGATCCAGCCGCTCGACCAAGCTGGGGCGCTCGATGATCTGCGGCCCCTCGAAGCCTTCCAGCTGGTATTCGTTGAACACCGCCGACGTTTTCAGGAACGGGATCTTCTTTTCGTCCTCGCCGTCAACCTTAATCAGCGTGTTGTAATAGCCGATGGTCGTGCCTTTCTCGCCGCGGCGCACTTGCTTGCCAGCTTCCTGCCACTGTTTGTAGCTGGCCCAGTTGTGGGTCTGGTAGCCGAGCTTGTCGGCGGCATCCCACAGGATCGGGATGTTGAAGCCGTTGTAGCGGTTGCCAGTCGTCGCGTTGTGCGGGATGGTGAAGGGAAACTCGCTGCCTCCCTCCCACGGCTTACGCCACGGCGGGCGACCTTCCATCACCATGTGCAAAAGGCTGTCGGCTAGTTTTTGTTGGGCTTCATTCTGGGGCAATCATTACTCTCCTGTTAAAATGGTGGCTCTTGGCCGGCAAAGCCTTGCGGCTTCGGTGGCGTGGGTTCGGTCGGCAGTCGCGCATCGCGGGTGATGCCCCGGCCATGCCAGATGTAGACCACAATCGACCGCTGGAAGGCGTCCAGCTCCCGTGGGTCGTTCAGCGCCTGGACGCCCCAATCAGTCATTCTGGGCGTTGGCACACGCGGCGCAAGTACAACGGCGTCGTCGCGGGCAATGTCCAGCGGGTTTGCAGCTGCCTGCTTGACGATCTCCATCATGGCTTCCGATGACTGGAAGCCGTCCCGCACGGCGATGTTATCGACGTTGTTGACGTAGCGCAGGGCGACTTCCAGCTCTGCGGCGGTCAAGGATTTTCTCCCGTGGCTTTTGCGATGGCTGCATCTACATCATCATAAGGACAATCGGCGTTCGGATTATCCTCGTTCCAAAAGGTCGAAACCTTTTTCAACGCTTCCAGCAAGTCAGGCGCGGCCGCGATTAGGCGGGCGTTGGCACGAGTTTCATCGGCTTCGCGCTGTGTCGATCCGTCGTAAACCGGCGTAATGACATTGGCGATTTTATAGCGGCTGCCCAGGCGTCCGCCGCGAACCCGGATATACGGCTTGTCGCATTCTTCTGCGAGCGTTTTCCAAGGCCCAGGCGTGTGATTCACTTCCCCGGCCATTATACCTCCTCCGACCAGTTGATAACGATGTACTTGCGCCATGTGTCCAGATCGGCATTAATCGCGTCAACGATGTCTTCGTAGGAAGGACGATCAGCCAGCATATCAATCGGCACTTCGATATAGGTTTCCTCGTGATCCGGCAGCCATACTTGCAGGTTGTTCCGCACCAAGGCCTCTACCAGCGTGTCGCTCTCGCTGTCGGCGTACTCGTCATGCCATACCTGAAGAACCATGTGGCCTTCCAGCTCATAGTTGCCGACCTTCAAGCTATCGACCGTCAGGTGGGCGGCATAAAGGCGGGCGCGAGCGTCGTTGAAGTCCTGACCGCTGTAGTCTGGAATTTTAGCTGCGATTTCTGCAAAGTTGGTGTAGCCGATCACGTCATAAGTCTCCGTTGTTGTTTTGTCTTGATATGATTACTATAGGCCGATTTGGCCGCTAGTGTCAACAAGTTTTTTCAGCTTTTTGCGATTTTTTTTGATCGTCTTTTCCGGCAGCAACCCATATTCTAGCATGTAGTCAATGCACAGCGTTTGCGGGCCGGAAAGCTTGTGTTCGCCTGCCTCCTGCTTTCGGATAGCCCGCCCGCCGTTGAGCCTGACGGCCTCGGCCATCTCGTCCTGTGACAGGCCGAGCTTCTCGCGCAGGGCTTTGGCTTCGGCTGGGGTGATGGTGGTATCGGTCAAGTCTATTTCTCCTAAAACAAGGTTAGCTGTGCGCCGACCTTGAACGGCTGCACTGGCTTTGGTTCAATAGCGATGACGGGCGGCTGCTCTGTCACTTCCTGGATAGCCTCTTGCGCCGTCGTTACCAGGGCGCAATCACCGCGCTGCCGCTTCAGCTTGTAATTCCAGCCGCCCATAATGTGCGCGGGCGTGTACCAGTGGCCGAATTCTTCCAGCGTCAACGTATTGCCATGCACCACCACGGCGGGGATGTGAAGCAACGACAACTGCAGATAGGCCATGTGGACGCAGCGGATGTCAAGATCGACGGCGGTAACGTGCAGTGCCTGCTGGTAATTCAGGCCGCGCGCCTTCATCTCGTCGGCTAGGCCGATGTTCATTGCCCCGGCTCCGCAAGCTGGCTCGCTGGCCTGGATAAAGCCACGCTGCTGTATGATGTCCTTAGCGCTCTCGTCAAACGTCAGGCCCGCCATCATGCGGCACAAGTGGTAAGGCGTGAAAAATTGCCCCTTATGCTCGTTATGGATTTCCAGCTCGTGAAAGGTCGCGCCTAGGATGTCGTCCGGCCCTTCCTCAAGGCCCATTACCAGCGCGCCCATCATCTGCGGAAACTGCTGCACTTCCTCCGGCTTGTACTTGCCGACAATCTCCATGTAGCGAGCCTCGCGCTTGTCGTACTGCGCCAGATCAACCGAGTTACTGACAGCGAGCGCGGCCATCTCTACGAAGTCAGCAAACACCTCATAGGTGGAATGGCGATGCGCTAAAGAGCGCACCACCTTGGCTATTTCCTGCGGGGCGCGGATCACTCCGCACCACCCAAACCTAACAGCTTGTTGATTTCGTCAATTTGAACAGCAGGGACACCACCTTTTGACTTGGCGCTAGCCTCGTCATACATCGCATAAAAATCAGCGCCTTCTGGCCAAACCGTTTTTAGCTGCTTGATCGTGTTGACGCTATAAAGAACAGAACCTATTGCCCGTAGTGCTTTCGCCTGATCAGCTTCAACATCTTTTTTTTTGTTGGCGAATTCTTGAGCCTTGATCGCTAAGTCACCACTGATATTACCTAGGATGCTACAGTGACGGCTGTAAGGGACGGGTACACCTTCTTTAATGCAAAGCATCAAATTATATCCACCGCAATTAAAGCGCAGACATTTGTCTTGGTGAAACCACTTTGTATCAAGCTTGGTCACAAGCTTTAATTCCTCAGGCGTAAACAAAGAGTGATAAAGCTCCAATGCCAGGTCGTTTTCCTCTTGCTTTATAGCATCATTCTCTTTAGTAAATTTCTGTTTAGTAGCATTGCGCGCAATGTTATCACGGATTTCATTGGTCAATCTGGACACGTCATACTCTCCTGCTTATTACGATCATGATTGACCGTAAAAACAGAATAGGCCATTACGGCCTATAGTGTCAACACCTATTTTATATAGTCGGCATATTTTTTTGTCGCCTCCGAGATCGTCGCCTCGGACGTAACGCCGTGGTGCGCCGCCATTGCCCTGACCGTCATCGCCCAGTAATCCTCGCCGCAGCGCGTCCGGTTGGTCGGCTGCTTGTCGGTCACCCCCAGCGCGTGCCGCGCCTTGGCCATGATGCAGGGTTTCAACTGAACGCCGTTGAGCGTGAACCGTGATGATGTTGCCATGAGTGTTGCTTCTTCCCGAAAACCAAAATGTGCGGGCGCAGCCCGTCACGCCAAGCAAGTTAAAAAAGAAAGCGCCCGAAGGCGCTTCCCTATTTAGGTGGTTCTTCTTAATTCCTCAAAAAGTATTGAGAGAACGCCTCGGTCAAGTGCCTCTCAACAACGTTGTCGGTTTTTGACTCCTCCACAATATCTATGAAGGCTTGACGCTCAGGGGTTGAGAACAAATCTCGGTCAAGGTCTTTAATAATCTGGTTGAGGTCCCAATATGGTACCCCATACCTTTCGGCCCAAGCTAATGCACCGTGAACTTCTTTGATGTGGGCTTTTTTCACCACGCTGTACTCCTCTACGGTCTTGTACAGCTGCTCTACTTGTTGCTTCGTCATAATGTGTTGTTGATTTTAATATTATAGGGTTAGCTACACCTGTTAGTTTTAAAGTCTAGCCAATTATTTTTTCCATGGCTCAGGTTCCCAGCACCGCATCCAGCGCCGCGTCGGCATCCTTGTGCATGAAGTGGCTCTGATATCCGATGGTCGTGGTCACGTTGCTATGGCGGTAAAGCTTCTGCAGCATCTGGATGCTGACCTTATCCCCTGCCAGCTGCGCGAAGGTGTGCCGTGCCATGTGCATGGTTAGCGCGCCGCTGATGCCTGCCCGCTGCTTGATGTATTTCCGCAGCACCTTATCGACGCGGCCCGTGGTGAACGAGATACGCCGCTGGCTGGCGTATTTGTCGCTCATGTCCGTCTCGCGCAAATCCGGGAAGATCAGCTCGTGGTCGCGGTCGTACTCGCCCAGCAGCCGCAACGCCTTCTCCGGCACCTTCAGCGACCCGACCTTGTCGTTCTTGCCCATCTGGTAGTGTAGCCGACCGTCGCGGATGTCCGACCACTTCAGGCGTAACAGGTCACTGACCCGCATGCCGGCGAAATAGAACGAGATCAGCCACAGGTTACGGGCGTGGTGATAGAACGGCTCCACCAGTTCCACCTGCTCAAGCGCGGTCACCTCGTCCTGTGACAGGCCTATCTTGACGCTCTCCGGGTATTTGATCTTGGTCTTGTCCTTGCCGAACGGGTAATGCTTGCGGTCCACCAGCTCCGCTTTCATGGCCTGGCTGTACACTGAGCGGATCACCACCAGGTGGTTGATGATGGTGCGCTCCTTTACCTCGAACGTGGCCTTCAGGTAAACGCGGAATTTAGCCAGCAGGGCGGGCGTAATGTCGCTGAAGGCGGTATCACCATCCACGAACGCTTTGAAGCGCTCCACGCGCGGTTTATCGGCCACATACTGGTTATAGCGCCCCGTGGTGCGCAGGTTCTCCAGGTATATGGCAGCCTGCGGCGCGAACGTGGCGCCGCCCTTCGGCTTGATCTTCTGCTTGACCGCCCGGCTGCTCACATCCTCCTTGACCGTTTCCAACTCGATGGACTTGTCGGTCGCCTCCGACAGCTTTTTGATCAGCAGGTTGTTTAGGCGCGTGGAATTGGGATGTGACTTAAGGACGCGCTGGCCCTTGGCGTCCCAGTCTTTTTCCAGCACATGATGGCCCAGGTAAACGTATGACGATTTGCGATCGCGCGTAATTCTGATGCAGAGCGGCATCGAGCCGTCGGCTTTCGGCTTTTTGCGGAGAACGACCTTAACTGACAT